GACGGTGCGGGATACCGAAGGCGGCATCCCCAATACCGCGACGATGCGCGTGTCGGGGTTTGAACCGGACGAAGGCCAGGCGGTGCGACTCGGGCTCGGCGCGCTCGATGCCGCGCATTCCATCTTCGCCGGGCACATCCTGAAAAAGGCGCGCATCTACGAAGCGGACAACGTTGAGAACGTCGCCTACGACCTGACGTGCATCTCGCACGAGTGGCGGCTGAATCGCCACAAGGTCAATGCCAGGTTTCTGTCGCAGTCGGCGACCGCGATTGCGACGAGCCTCATCGCCAGCTACGCGCCGGACTTCACCGTGGCGAACGTCGCCGCAGGGTTGCCGTCGCTCGAGGAATTCACGCTAACGAATGAGGACCTGACCGATGCGCTCGACCGGTTGACGGATCGGATCGGCGGGGCGTGGTATGTCGACGAGTCGAAAGACCTGCACCTGTTCCTCAGCGAAACGCAGACGGCGACCGCGATCGACGATACCCACCGGGACGCGAGTCAGGTGCGGTGGGATCGGGATCTCTCTCCGGTGCGGACGCGCGTGACGGTGGAAGGGGCCGGCGTGACGGCGGCGGCACCAGCCGTCCCGGGCGATACGGCGCTCGCCGTCGACGACCTGCTCTGGTACGACGAGACGGGCGGGACCGTGACGTCCGGGCCGCAGCGCATCACGTACACCGGCGTGGTGGCGGGCGGGGCTGGGGCTCTGATTGGCACAACGATCACGCCGACCAACGGGCCGAGTGTGACACGCCGCGCGCAGGCCGGCAGTCTCGGCACGGGCGACTATACGTGGAAGGTCACCTTTGTCACGGCGAGCGGGGAAACGCTGCCGAGCCCCGCGTCCATCGTCGCCACGTTTGGCGGCGCGGTGACCCCTCCCGCGAGCGCCCCGACGGTGGCGAAACTGATCGGGGGCAACCTGAGTGCGGGCGCCTACCAGTGGAAGGTGGCGTTTCTCGATGGCGATGGCAACGAGACGCTCGCCAGCGGCGCCTCGGCCTCGCTCACGATGGACAGCGTCGCCGATCCCTCGAGCGCCGCAGTGGCGAGCCTGGCGGGCGGCGGCACGAGCGACAAGAACGGGCTCTACAACTACAAGTACACGTTTACGAACGGGTCGGTCGAGACGGCGCCGAGCAGTCTCTCCAATGACGTGTTCCCTGGCAGCGGGAATACCGCGGTCCGGCTCGCGAAGAGCAGTTTGTCGTCGCCGCCGGCGGGCTGGTCGATCAACATCTACGTCAAGAGCTACGAACCCGACAGCAGCAACGTCGTGTACCGGCGCATGGCGCCGACGTCGCAGGACGCCACGTACTACTACGACGACAACTCCGTCGCGTCCGTGAAGACGAATCCCGCGGCGCCCTCGTCCAGCACCGCCACGTATCGCTCCGCGTCGCTGACGAGCATTCCGGTGTCGCTCGACGCCAACATTACGAAGCGGCGCATCTACCGCACGGCCGCCAACGGATCGACGTTCAAGAAAGTCGCGGACCTCAACGACAACACGACGACGACCTACACCGATACGCTCGCGGATGCCTCGCTGGGATCGACGGAGCTCGGGACCGCGACCTCCTTCTACACAGCCGCGGATCTGAGCAGCATCCCTATTGGCCCGTCGGGCACCACGCAGCGCAAAATCTACCGGACGGCGGCGAACGGCTCGACGTACGGCCTGCAATCTACGATCGCCAATAACACGTCGACGACGGCCACCGACACGACGGCGGATGGCTCGCTCGGCGCGGCGCCCCCGTCGTCCGACACATCGGGACTGACGAGCACCGCCGGCGAAGTGGCGGCCGGATCGACGTCGATCCCGGTGACCTCGACGGCCGCCTTTCGCTCGGCGGGCGGCTGGGCGTTCATTGGCTCAATGCCGATCCGGTACACCGGCTATTCCGGCACGGCCCTCACCGGGATTCCGGCACTGGGCCAAGATGGCTCGCTCGGGACGACCGTCAAGTACGGGGTCGAGATTGTCGCGGCCCCGATGCTCGTCGGCATTCCGGCCAGCGGCGCCGGGGCCATCCTCTACGACATCGCCAGCGGCGACGAGGTGAATCTGCTGGTCACGCGAGACGACCTGGCCGCGCAATCGGCCCTGACCGAACTCCTTACGGCGTCCGGCGAGACGCCGGCCGATGGAGTCGTCGAGGAATACATCCAGGACCGCCGACTGTCCTCAACCGAAGCGACCGCGCGCGCGCAGGCGCAACTCGACCTGGTGAAAGATCCGCTCGTGTCCGTGCGCTATGAAACGCGCGACCGGTTCACCAGGGCCGGGCGGGACGTCACATTCACCTCGACTGTGCTCGGCCTGACTGGCACCTTCAAGATCCAGAGCGTGACGATTAGTGACTTCGACGGTCTGCAGCGCACCTGGCCCCGGCGACAGGTGAACGCCAGCTCGCGGCGGTTTACGTTTGAAGCCTTGCTGAGACAGGGAAGGGCCTAATGGCGCTCAGTCGCACCTACTACAACACGCTTGTCGACGACACCGGCGTGGGCGACGGCACGCCCGTCGACAAGGCGATGATCGACGCGATCTATGACGACGTCGACGCGCTGCCGGCGGCGGGCTCCAGCTTCACGGCACACGGCGTGCTCATCGGCAACGGGACCGGCGCCCTGGCGGTGACCAGTGCGGGGACGGCTGGGCAGGTGTTGACGTCGAACGGGGCCAGTGCCGATCCGACCTTCCAAACGCCGGCGGGGGGGAGCGGGGACACCGTGGTCAACCTGCCTGGCGGGCGCTTGACGCTGACCTCCGGGACGCCGGTGACCTCCAGTGACGTGACCGGCGCCGGAACGCTCTACTACACGGCGTTCTCGTCCAATTATGTGTGGCTCTATAGCGGCTCGGCGTGGGTGGCCTACACCTTCACGGAGATCAGTCTCGCCTTGACGCTGACGAGCGGCAAAGTCTACGACGTGTTCCTCTATGCCGGTGGGAGTCCGCTGGCCCCGATCCTCGAACTGTCCGCCGCGTGGACGAATGATACGACGCGCGCCGACGCCTTGGCGACGCAGAACGGCCTCACGGTGAAATCGGCCGACCATACACGCCTGTGGCTCGGCACCATCTACGCCAGCGGCACCAACACGACCGAAGACTCGTACGTGAAGCGCTTTGTGTCCAATGCCTACAACGCGGTCCCGCGGGCGATGCGACGACTGGAGGCAACCTCCACATGGACCTACTCCACGGATGCGTGGCGGCAAGCCAACGGGAGCGCGTCGAATCAATTGGATGCCGTCTTCGCCCGGGCGATGCCGATCCGGATCTTTGCGATGGCCGTGGCGGAAGGGTCATCGACCGGCCCGACACCCTTGGCGGGCGTGGGCGTGGACAGCACCACAGCGCCAGCGACCGGCTGTCTGGTGAACGCGAACCGCATCAACGCGACGGGCGGCAACGCCTTCGCTGGCCAGGCGAACCTGCACACATTTGTGGTTGCCGGACGGCACACCCTCACGTGGTTGGAGCGCGCGGGCTCGGCGGCTGGCACGGTGACATGGTACGGCGCGACGGGCGGCTACCAAACGGGCATTGCGGGCAGTATCGACGGCTAGTCTGCCCTGGTGAAAGGACGACGACCGATGGCACTGGCGGAATGGTTGGATCGCAAACTGAAAGCGTCGGGTGTGGCGATCACGGGCGTGTCGATCGGAGCCCCCGCCGACAAGACGACGTGGAAAGTCTCGCCCGTCTCCCTGCAGCCGCAGGCGCAACCGATCATCGACGCGTTCGATCCGAACGACCCGACCAACGTCGACACCGATCTCGATACCGAAGTGAAACAGGCGCTGGATGCCGAGCGGCTCATCTCGGCGGTCGTCTGGGCGATCATCGACACCTACAGTGCCCCGGCGAGTAAAGCGAAGTACGGCACGGCGCGACAAAAGATCATCGACGCGTACAAGGCGCGTCCGTGGGTCTGACGTGACGCGGGCGTGGACGAACGGCGCGCGACCGTGGGGGCGGGCTGAGTCGTGACGGACGCCACGATTCAGG